TCGTCCCAGGTTGGTCCAGTTAGCTCATCGGGCAACACATAGGTATTGCGCGGGTAGAGCATATTGTCATCGACTTTGTGGATTGCGTTTGAGTTGTTTGTCCAGAGTTTCATTTTGATCTTTCCTCCATAATAAAGATCACAGCCAAAATAGCTGTGACTATTGTGATAACTGCAATGGCAACAAGAAGCTTTCCTATTGCCAATCCTGCTCCGACAATGATCCAATCGTATAGCGCGCTCATTTAGTGTTCCTTTCTATTTTGTGAATGAAGATTGGAGTCTGCTCACCTACATACGCGCCTGCAATATTAAAATCGAAGTATTCCAAAGCCTCATCGTATTCCATCCCGTCCTTCATACATATCTTGACAATCTTATCGGTATCGTAAATCGCGCATAGACTACCGCCAAACGAATTGCCAACGCCCACAATCGCGTCATCGAATCCGTCAGCGAACATAATCGTTTCCGCCTCTTCGCCGTACTCATCCACTATTTGATCTCGTATGTTCATTCTCCCTCCACAACTTCTTTGCACACCAAGCTGGCGGCATCCACCATCGTAATAATCTGGATCATATCTATTGCGTGTCCGTGAGTCGCGCGATCCCTCTCAACCACAAGCTTATTGCGTGCAATTGAAAGGATCTCGCGCGCCCACTTGAGGCGGTCTTTAGCCTCGACTTGCATCACGAACCAGACCGCATCCTAAACTTGCGTGGCTTACTCTTGCCTGCTGCTGATAAGGCAATGGCAATCATCTGCTCGCGTGATCGCGGCTTACCGCCTGCTCCACGCTCGCTACCCTTCTTACGGTTATCTGCTGCTAGTTCACTCATATTCTTACTTACGTTCTTACCTAATGGCATTGTGACCTCCTATGCTGTTTCTTCACCGACTACATCATCCCAAGTAGCCTGCTCCCCGTGCCAGACCTGCGACTGCGTCCGCAGCCAATTAGGTTTCTCGCTTGAGGTGGTGAAGCTTGATTCTTTCCAAAGCACATTGTTACCTGGAACAGCCGTGATGCGTCCATTGTTAAGCGCAATGAAATGGTGTGACTTGGTTTGCTCTGGAGTCATAGAGAACCCATCTCCGTAAGGCTCGGCTGTAAATAGGTAGCGACCAACCTCCCAGGTCTTCTTGCTTGCAATCCACACTCTGCACGACAACCCCATCAAATACTCGTACTCGATTGTCGTAAAGTTCCAGCCAAAACAATCCCAGCGTTGAGCATCGTTAATGTCCCAATCCATAATTGCTATCTCGCCGTGAGCCAGAGCGTGTAGAGGTAAGCCTCGGTACAACGCGCCACATTTGAGCATAACTGTGCATCCCCAAGCTCGACCAGGAATCGCGGTTAGACCAAACCAGACAGCATCCTCTATGCCTTGCTTCTCGCCATCAGACACAAACTCCATATCGCACTTGACGTACAAGTGTCGTGGTAGATTGGATGCGTGGGTCATTTAATTTTTTCTCCAAAATACCTTTTTATCTTTTCATTTAATTCAATAATTTGATCACCAGCAGCGTGGGTTCTCTGCTCGTCAGTAAGTAAACGTGCAATGATTCCCATTACCAATTCAATCTCTCCATCAGTAAAATAAGATGATGCTTTCATCGCCAAGCTGGTCCAGTAAACCAGGCCACCAACACCCAGCGCGTTCCCCATACTGGAGCGCGCGCTCTGTGTTCTATGTAGGATGGAAACCAACACCCTGCTCCCTGGTGCGTTATGAATGTGCTATTCTCCATATCGGCCTTAACCTGCAACCCGCCCAGCATATACTCGCTTGGATCGGATAGGTTAACCACCGCTGTCAACTTACGAACTGGTGCTTCTGATGTGTAGGTATCCCAATGCCAGGAGAACTTCTGTAGTGGGCGATAGCGCAGTATCTGCAACTGTTGGATGCCTTGGATGTCGAAACGCCATTGCTCGGCATTGATGCCTTCCGTAATCTCTCGCATCACTTTGTAGATCCACTCGTAATGTTTTGCGAATGGAATCCAGCACGATGAGCAGGTGCGCGTACGCGATACCGTACGGGTCACGCCGTCCTTGGATAATACTGGCGCACGCTTCATACCAATGATCTCTGCGTCCTGGCGCAGCATCATACATTGCGTATGGGTAAGAACGTAGCGATCTACGCTGGCGGTTAAAACCTTCTGCTTAAACTCGCTCATTTAATTTCCTCGCACAGTTCAAACAATGCCTTGTTAAGCGCGTAGGTGAAGCAGGCCATCTTGTCTTTTGCCAAGTGATGTTTACCAGCATCGGCCATAGCCTCGTAAAGATCGTTATCAATATCAATCATAATCCTTACGGAATCGCACTGCTCTGTTTTGATTAACTTAATATTCTTTCCAGCTTTTCTTTTCCTCATTTGTCCAGTTCCTTTCTTATGATTTCAATTAGCTTGAAGACCAAGTAACCCGCGCAATAGATTGCCGACAAAGTAAGAGTGCTGTAAAGCAAAAACCAACTAATTACCCAAACAATTCCAGCAATATCAAGTAGGCAAAACATAGTCGTTTTCCTTTATCTTTCGTAGCAACGTGCGGTTATCTATCTGCACACCGCTGGCTCTGCACCACCAGGCAATCACTCCACTCTTAAAGTCACGCAACAGCTTCTGTACTTCGTGAGAGTTCTTGTACTCCAAAGCATCGTTGAGTGGCACACCCTGGTGGTCCTTGATAATCTTCATACCCTTAACCATCCCACGCTTGCGTAGCATCCGCAGGTCGCGGATAGCCTGGAGCGCAACCTCTCCAGCCAATTGCTGCAACCTCTCATCGTAATCACCGCGACATAAATGGGTGGACCTCACCTACCCAGCCCTGCCAGCTTTGCATCATCATACTGGATACTTGTCGCAAGTTGTATCATATCATTTGACTGCCCAGCGTAATGAATAATCATTGCGTCCTTGTATCGGTCCAAACCAAAGTGCGACTCAACGCTGGTCATACAGTTGAAGGACGGGTCAAGCTCAGTAAGAGGAATGTTCCATAGGTGCGCCATCACGTTGAACCAGGTCTGCTCGGCAAAGTGATTCGGGTGTAAACCAATCGGCGGCATTGAAAGTATACCAACGGCCTTCGTATGAACTACGAACACGCCAGTATTGACGTAGAACTTAGGCTCGATCACTCCGCCGAACGCAGCCGCCAGCTTCACCATATCTGGCTTACGGTCCAGGAATGCTCCCTCGTCAAACGCGCAGAACACTCCTGCGTCCTCTCCCAGGTTTGGGCAATCGTTTGCAATCAGAACATCAGCGTCAACAAATGCTACCTGCTCGTAGCCCTTAGTAGCTATAATGTTTCCAATCGCAGACTTGGAGTATTGGGCTGGGTGAGTAAGAGGCTTATCAATCAGAATGAAGTCAATGCTATGGCGTTTGCAGTACGCCTCCATCCTTGGCCTAGTCAGATCAATGATCTTCTTCCACTCGTCACCAAACGATTGAGTTACTAATGCTTGTTTCATTCCCTAGGATACCTATTGTTTCCTTCGTTATCGCAGAACTTCTGGAACGATTCCTCAGTTTCTGACTCATCGCTTTTGCTTGTTTTATCTACATAGTTCGAGTAAAGCCAAGGACGAGGCTTGCTAAAAAACTCATCCCAATCTTTGTCTATTTCTTCTTGGTTCATAGTCTTGGTACTTCCTTTCTTATTTGTGCTAACACGAAGAGCGACCTTACCAGCGCACGCTCCAGGTGGTCAATACTTGTTTCGCCGTTATTATCTGGACAAGGAGTTGACTTGTGTAATTGCATCTGCGCCGTAGCTAGGTGACGGATGGCTCGCGCAATATGGTAATCGTGGGTAGGCCGATCTTTCAGTAACCAATCTCCATATGCAGACTTATCCGATCCTTTGCCCATAACACGCCATACAATCTCCTGCGCTGCGCTGCCCATTTCCTGGATTGTAGGTGCGGTCATTTGTTTCTTTCCTTCATAACGCCCCACGCAATTATTATGAAAAAGGCAGCATTCAACACGCGAAGTATTACATCAATAATTTTTATGAATAAGTCCCATATATCATTCATTTTGCTAAACTCCTATAGAATTGGTCAAGCAATCCTTCTAGCCAAAGAACGTCAGCAGGGTCGATCACAGCTTCATCCCAGGAGGCGTGTAGCCTTTGACCCAGGACCAGACCTTCTGCATAGCGCAGAAGGCGATGCCAGCCTGGTAGAGTTCGTCCTCATCCCACACCTTCGTTGTCAGCTTAGTAGCATCGTTTGACGCTAGGACCACCGACACGCAGGCACACTTAGGATTCTCGCTTGCGGCTCGGTATGCCCAAAGCTGGGCGCAATCTGTATCGTAGAACGGATCGTACTTGGGATTAACCTTACGGTTCTTTAGGTCGATGATAGCGTCACCAATACCGCGTAGCTTGACGTAGGCATCACACCTTCCCGCATAGCCTGCGCCGACAAGACCCTTCTCACACCAATACGTTTTCTCGACATTTTTACTTGCCCATTCTCTAAAGGTTTCGATGTAAGGTTTAAGGATTTCATCTGTGGAGCAAGCTCGTTCCAGAAGGATGTTTTCCATTTCGGTATGCATCCTCGTTCCGTGTTCCGCTGCTTTGGTTGTGGACTCTCTTGAGTCTTTGACGATCCTTTTCGCATAAGCTTCGAGCGTTTCATCTGCCTCCTTCGGAAGTGTGAGCGAGGACATAATGGCCTGCTCAATCTTCCACGCCGTCAATTGCGGCTTATCCATAATGCCAAGCACGCTGGTTACGGATGGGTACAATCCCATCTGGCGTGCATCGGCTACGGTTGTGTTTCTTTCTTTTCCGTTCTTGCCAATCACAACGTGGGCGGATTCACCCTCGGATGTGTACCAATGTCCCGCCTGGTCAGTAGCGACCAGACGGGAATTGGTAGGCTCTTTCGCTGTGATTGTAAGAGCCATTTGATTTAGAACGGCACTTGGTTGCCGTCTGCGTCAAGCTCGACCTTAGTGGCCGTGGACTTACCAGCAGCGGTAGCAAACTCTTTGGATGCGCGGATCTTCTCCTGCAACCAATCGGGCATATCGTTGAACTGCCCAGCCTCACCCTGCTCGATCTCGTAGTACAACTGATCGTTGGTGGTGGTAGCTGGTGCTTTCATTCCCTTTGGGAGTTTCGATGCGCCTGCGATGGCGCAATACTGCCGACCCTGCTGGCTGGTCTTGTGGATCAAGGTCAGCATAGCGGGTTTCCCCAATAGGTTCTTCAAGCTGAATGCTTGGAGTTCCTTGGATGTGAAGGTTTGACCGCGCCATTGTTCGAGAAGCTTGCGAAGGCTTGCTTTCTCGCCAAGGCTACGGGTCTGCTCGATGGAAACGACCATAGGCTTTTGGACTGTGGTGCGTTTGCCATTCTCCTCTACCTCGAATTCATCAGTCTGATCGGGCAACTCAAAGGTCAAGCGAACTTTAGGTGTCCACTTCTCCTGGTTGTCCCAATTCGTTTTCTGATGGCCTAGATCGACCAGGCTGTAGAGAACGCCTACGGTTGCGCCAGCTTCGGGCAACTTGCGTTCTTGTTTAGCTGATTCACTTAATGTCAATGCCATTGTAGT